AGATCGCCCACCCACTTAGTCCTCCAAATGAACGACTTTTTGTTCCGATGCGGTTGTAGGTTGTTCCTTTACCGTTTTCGATGCCCCCTTCAGGATCGTGCGCACTTGGTCTGGTGACATGTCTGATGCACCCAGGGTGACGTTTGCGGATGCGGTAATGTTCGATGGTCTGCCTGAGACCGTTAGGAACTTTTCCATGAGTACCGCCACTGCATATGCCAGGTTTTGGGGTGGGATCTCATCGAGTTTCGAGTGCAGGGTATTTAATGCATCCCCGACCATTCGGGATAGCTTGTCATTCACCTGATTGAGAAATTCCTGCTCGGTCATGTCCAAGCGATAGCGCAGGAAGTTCGCAACTGACTGTCTGAGTTCGGGGTCTAGCTTTTGGAGTTCGCGAGCTTCTTCGGTGGCATTTGATTGTTTCGATGCGATCTTGGCTGCTGAATTGATTATTTTATTCTTTGTCATGTCATCGCAAAACCCCCTTACGGAGTTTGGTTTTTTTCGTCTTCTGTATATTCTCGGCACGTGTTTTTGCCTTTTTACGTATTTTTATTGACAGGGCAATACAAAAAGCTACGGATGTAGTTCGTTATGGAAATCGTGGTGGCAACGGAAATACTAAAACGTGCGGGAATTTCCCGTGATGAATTTGCGGGGATGTGTGGTGTGAAGCCCGTGAGTATGCGCATGACTTTTTACAATGGGCGGTTCAGCAAGAAAGCGCTTGCGAAGCTTGAGGAACTGGCTGATGAGGCTAAGGAAGCTGATGACATGGACGAGGTTGCCGGGATGATCGAGGAAGCGCGGGAGATCAAGGCGGGCATTATCAGGCAGACTACGGGCGCTCCCATTGAGGTACTGGGTACTGTCTATCTTGTTCCGCGCAACCCGTATTTGCGAATGGTTGAATTTGCTGACGGCACGCATGGAAGATTTCGCGCCCAACCGGGCAGGTTCTTGTTGGGTGCGAAAGTCAAGGTACGCAAGGTCAAGGGTGACGAATGGGAATTATGCGGGGAATATGATCGGAAGGATAGATTGTGTGGATAATCCCCAAAACGTTATCAGCTTTTGTACCGGATACGGAGGGCTTGAGCTTGGAATTGGACGAGCAGGCGTGGATGTTAGAATCATCTGCAATGTGGAGATCGAAGCCTTCGTCCAAGCAAACTTGGTTGCGAAGATTGAAGAAGGGCGGATGGCTGACGCGCCTTTGTGGACGGATCTTAAAACCTTCCCTGCATCAGAGTTTCGTGGAAAAGTACGTGGCATCATTGGAGGATATCCCTGCCAGCCGTTCAGTTCAGCGGGCAAGCGAAAAGGGGAAAACGACCCAAGACACTTATGGCCCTATATACTCAAGCACATCCGGGCAATTGGAGATGTTCAGTGGTGCTTTTTTGAGAACGTCGCAGGACACGCCACGATGGGGCTATGGCGAGTCCTGTCCGATTTGGAAGAAGAAGGTTACCGATGCGCGTTTGGCATATTCAGCGCGGAAGAAGTTGGCGCTCCTCACCAAAGGAAGCGAGTGTTCATCCTGGGGTACTCCCCAAGCATCCGACCACGTGGAGGGCGCGCGAACCGCGCCTGCGAGCAATCAGAAGTGCTTGGGGAGGGACTTGAATCAGATGAAGTGGCCCACCCCGCGAGCGGGCAACCCGGGGAGTCGCAAGCCCGGAACGGGAGGAAAGATACTGGCGGAGGAAGCGAAGAAGAGTTGGTCAACCCCGTTGGAGGACGATTCGAGCAACGTGAATCCGAATGCGAAAAGGAGGACTTCGTTGGTGAAGGAGGTCAACCAACACGCTGGCCCGCCCGCCCCGGAGAAGAGCAATACGAGTGGGAAGAACCACGGGTCGTGGCCAACCGCAAGGACGAGCGATGCGGAGGGCGGGAGGATAAAGACGGAAAAAACAGAGAAGGGATTTCGGAGCAAGAGGGAGAAGAGCGACCAATACTTCGGGGCGAAACTGAGGGATGCTACGGAGATGGAGAAACCACCCTCGATGAAGCTCAATCCGAATTGGGTGGAACAATTGATGGGTCTGCCCGTGGGGTGGACGCAATTGCCAACCGAGTGGATCGACTCCGATTGCTCGGGAACGGAGTTGTCCCCCAAACAGCAGAACTAGCATGGCGAACTTTATGGAAGGAATTGAATGAACGAGAAGGAGACTGAGTAATATGGGAGAATTCATGGGATGGGCGAGTTACGATTTGAAAACGCGATGCGGGATATGCGGGGAAGTTGGCCCGCGCGAGGACATGGATGACCATGAACTTTATTGCCAAGGCCCGCCCGAGGGCGAGGAGTCCGAGCCTGACGAGGAGGAAGATGAGGAGTGAATGGACAACTCACCTCGGAGGAAGGATTGGCAGGATGGGAACGGTTTTGGAAAAACACGCAAGTCCTGAAGTTCGAGGTTGGCGCAAACGGAGAGAAGCGGGCCGTGCGCTCGGACGAACCGCGAATCATGCCGAAGGGGAGTTTTTACGTGGACTTTCGCAAGAAGCGAAATCGCAAGAAATGAGCGAGGCGAGCAGACAGTGCATTCACGAGTTCAAGGCGTTGTTCCACAGGTGGGAACAGGAGAGCGATCTTGAACAAGTTGACATCCTTGATTGTCTGAAGGACGCGCTTGACGAGTACTATAAGGAAGACGTGGTTGATTTTGACAGCGAGATTGACCTGGAGCGGGAGGATGAGGAATGAACGTCCATAAGCCCACGGGCAAGAAGGTGAGCAGTTGGCCTCAGATGGTAGTTCGCTTGACCAAGGAGCGTGACGAAGTGGTTGCGGAGAACAAGAAGCTCGAAGAGGAGAACATGGAACTCAAGCGCAGATGTTGCGAGTTATGGAAGGACGTCATGGAAGCGCAAAGGAAGAATGATAAGTGAAATGCCCCAAAGGTTGGAATCCGGAATTTTGGCGCAAATACGGAAGAGCAATACCACTTTCAGTTCAAAGCTTACCACGGTGCGACTTGAGAACCCTCGGGCCACCATGCTCGAAATTCGACCCCGAGACGTTGGCGAGGATACTGAGGGATGGTCAGTCGGGCCGGAAGAAATCCCGGTCGAAACGCTCGAAGAAGCGATAATCCTGGGCATGGAGATACAGGCGAGGGAATGCCCAAGATAACTTATACTGATGAAGTGGATGCGAAATTCGGCATCCCGTGGACTGATGATCTGAAGTATGACAAGGGCGAGCTAGTGTGCGCATTGAGCGAGGAAGAGATTGATCGGCTCACTATAGAAGATCCCGCGCGCGCGGAGACGCTCACACGCTTGCTCATGGATCAACCTGGTAGCGAGAAGGAAGACCCGATTGAATGGGGATGGACGCTACCCGGTTGGCGCAGGATCATGGAACGGTTCGACAAGGACAAGATACACGTAATTATGGGAGGGAACAGGAGTTCGAAGACTTACTTCGCCACCCGTATGCTCGTTCACCTGGCTCAGACAATTCCCGAAGCTGAGATTCGCTCGATGCACGTCTCAGAAGAAAGATCGATAAGTGATAGTCAACGCTACGTTTGGGAGAATTTGCCCATGCGGTACAAGCGTTCCAAGAAGAAGAGCGCGAACCATAGCTTGCAATACAATCAAAAGAACGGGTTCAATGCAGGCAAAGCAATCCTTCCACCTACTGAACCAACTGCTGAACGTGGAAGCACGATCTACTTTAACAATTATCGGCAGTACATGGCAGACCCGCAAATCTTTGAAGGATGGGCGGCTCACGTCATACATGCGGATGAAGAAATTCCCGAAGCGATTTTTTCATCCCTATTGGCGAGACTGACCGACTTCAAGGGACGCTTGATTTTGACATTTACAACATTGCAGGGGTGGACTCCGCTGATTAACAGTTTGCTCAAGGGTGCGGAAACGGTCAGGACGCGATATAGCGAACTCCTCCAAAGGGAATTGCCCGTTGAACAAATCTCCGTCAATTGGCCCGATTGTCGGATTCATTACTTTTGGACTCAGGATTCGCCCTTCGTGGATGGACAGGAACTTGTCCGTACTTATTCCAAGCAACCGCTCGAAACCAAGCTTGCCCGCCTGTACGGTATCCCGTCCAAGTCATTCGAGGGACGCTTTCCGAAATTCAACCGCGAGACTAACGTCATTGAGCATGAGAAAATCCCGTTCATTGCCGACCCGACAATCAATGCCACCAGGTATTTCATATGCGACCCCGGAGGCTCGAAGCCATGGGTGGGGATTTGGGCGGGAGTGGATACCCAAGGGCGAATTTACATCTACCGCGAGTTCCCCGATAGTACCATGGGAGCGTGGGCATTGCCCCACGTTAATGGCGCGGGCAAGAGCGTGGGCAAACCCGGCCCTGGCCAACGCCCGCTCGGTTGGGGATATATTGATTACCAGACGCACTTTGAGGATTTGGAAGATGGGGAAACGATATTCGAGCGAATAGTTGACCCAAGGATGGGATCGGCAACGGTGAGAACCAAGGAAGGCGAATCGAATATCATCAATACAATGAGCAACCTCGGATTCGTATTTCGTCCTGCGCCAGGGGTTGATATCGAAGCGGGAATTGCAAAGATCAATGATGCTCTGTCTTGGGACGATACCGAACCGATGACCGAGGAGAACACGCCCAAGCTGTTCGTGAGTGACCGGTGCGAGAATACGATTACCTCGATGATCGAGTACAGTGGGCAAAGCAGGACTGAACACTTCAAGGACTTCATAGACTGCATCCGTTACTTGATGGTCAGCGGGCCTGAGCATATCACGGATGCGAAACTTGCAGTGACGGGTGGCGGGGGATATTGAATGAAAACAAAACTAACGGAAGAATTTACCTTTGAGGCGGCTCATAGGATACGAAACAAACGCAAGGAGTATGGAGAATTGCATGGGCATTCCCATCGAGTCTTCGTGACTCTAAGCGGGCAACCCGACCCGGAAGTCGGATGGTTGATCGATCAGCAGGACTTCCGAGAAATAGTCGGGCGCATAATCAAAAAACTCGATCATCGATACCTTAACGAGTTCCTCGAACAAACGACTGCGGAGGCAATCGCCCTGTATTTGTTCAAGGAGATCGAAAAGAACGTATGCTATAAGGACTTGACCCTCGAATCGGTCAAGGTTTGCAAGACAACCACTCAAGCGGAGGTTTCGATATGATTGCCCGAGTGGTATATTTAGCAGGCCCGATATACGAACAGGATGACACGTGTATCAGATGGAGACAGGCGGCAACTACATTGCTTAGAAAGAAGAACATAATGAGCGTCAAGCCAACCGATGCAGACTATCGGGGCAAGGAGCAGATTCAGTATGTACCACAGCAGATAGTGAACCGAGACAAGGGGGACATTATGATGTGCGACACAATTTTAGCCAAGTGCGATCATCCGAGCTGGGGAACTGCGATGGAGATCATGTTCGCATGGAGTCTGCAAAAGCAGATTGCCATAGTCACGAATAGCTTTTCCCCGTGGATCAGGTATCATGCTACCGAGATTTTCCCAACCGTTGCGGATGCGATTGAGGCAATGGAGTTCCCCGAACTCGACCCTGGCACAAGCAAATGATTGTCATGCCATCCGCTGACTCCTCGGGGACTGTTCATTATTGGGCGGGAAAAGGTTACCCTGTTGGTTGGTTGTTCGCTCCCAAATCTAGTCGAGAGCCTGTCCCGTGGATACCCTATGCCATAGATAACGGACGATTCAGCGTATGGTCAGCAGGCAAGGAATGGAACGAGTTCGATTTTACCAAGATGCTCGATTACTATAATGAAACGATACTCAAACCCCGATGGGTTGTCGTTCCCGACTCGGTGGGCAATCGAGACGAAACTCTCAGAGAGTGGGACAAGTGGTATCCGATCCTCAAGCAATCCTATGACCACGCTTGGGCATTTTGCGTACAGGACGGGATGACCCCCAAAGACGTACCGAGTGAAGCGGAAGTGGTTTTTGTGGGCGGCACGAAGGAATGGAAACTCAGAAACCTGACGATGTGGACTGAATCATTTGAGCGGGTACACGTCGGAGCAATCAATTCATTCAAGGTCTTGATGCGATGCCAAGAACTCGGAGTCGAGTCAACTGATGGGACGGGATGGTTTCGTGGCCCAAAGATGACCGAAGCCCTTGAGCGGTACTTCAAGGTACAATCCGGTGAGATTGAATTACCCAAGCAAGTGGAGATGGCATTATAGAGACTACCATAGACTACACCATTGACCCGTAAGGCGATTTGCCTTACAATCTGCTACACCTATGTTGAACGCAGCAGATCCCGAGTTACTCTATGCCTCGAAAGAGCCGGACATTGCGTACTTGGCGCAGACCTTCAAGCAGACGCAGTCCGACCTGGGCGAGTGGTTGGATCGCAGACAAAGAGACTATGACGTAAGGAATTGCCAATGGGCGGGCAAGTCGGATGACTTTAAGAAACATTCCTCGCTCAGTTCAACCGGAGAGGTATTCCCTTGGAATTTGGCCTCGGATCAAGAGGTTAGGTTAGCCGATGAACTAATTGGTTGTCGGGTATCAATGGTAATGAATGCCGTCCGACGTGCGCACATTGTAGCCACCCCAACCGAGAGCAATGACGTCGAGCGCGCGAGCGTGATAAGTAACTTCCTCAGATGGTTGATTAACTCCAAGATGCCCGAATTTTATTCGGAGGTTGAACTTGGACTGAATAACTTTTTCGAGAAGGGAATGATGGTTCACTACGCTTGGTATGAACAGCAAGAACTCAATCAGCAGCAAACCATCAAGCTTGGGGAGATCGCTCAGGTTTTGCCCGCCATCGCTGAAGTCATCCAGGATGGGTCGATGGATGACGAACTGAGTGAAACCCTCAAGGAACAATTCGGAGTGTCCCGAAGGAAGGGACGTTCCATGCTCCGCGAATTGCGCAAGGACGGAGAGACTACCGTTCCAGTCACTCGCGAAGTCGTGAGCCGCCCGAAGATTCGCGCGCTCGCTCCCGATGAGGACGTGTTTTGGCCCAACTATACGATTGACCCCCAATCCGCACCCTACGTCTTCCATCAAGTGAACATGACCCCCGAGCAAATTCGCTCGAAGATCAATTCCGAAAATTGGAACAAGGACTTTGTCGAAGAAGTTGTCGAACTCGCGAATAATGCGCAGACCGATGATAATTTATACAACGCGCGCGAGGAGTCTGAATTCATGCGTGCGGATGATCAGTACGTAAAGATAGTATATTGCTATCAAAGACTCTTGGACGAGGATGACACACCCGGTCTGTACTGCACCGTGATGCACCCTGCGCTCAGTGAGGTCTACGGCAAGCATCAATTACTCGATTATGCGCATGGACAATATCCGTTCATCGTGACCACTTTGGAGAAGACCTCCAAGCGACTGTACTCCTCACGGTCATACCCCGAGTTGATCGAGTCACTTCAGCAAGTCCTCAAGGCGGAAACCGACTCCGCAATTGACACTCAGTCATTGACCACTTTACCACCCTTGGAGTACCCGATGGGAAGACAGCCCGCAAAGTGGGGGCCGGGTGTCAAAGTCCCTTATCGCACACCAGGAGAGGTGCGCTTTTCTTCGACCCCTCCGGGTTCAACCGTGAACGTCGAGCTTCGCAGATACATCAAGGAGCAAGCTGACAGATACTTTGGAAGAAACGCGCCTGGGGTTGATCCCATCGAGGCGCAGATGAAGCAGCAGGAAATAATCGACAAGGTATTTCAGCACCTCAAGCACGTCCTCGATCAAGTGTTCAGTCTGTATCAACAGTATGGGCCTGACGAAGAATACTTCCGGGTAACGGGCGTGCAAAACATGGAGAAGTTTTCCAAGGGACGCGCGGGTGAACGCTTTGATTTTTACATGCAATTCGATGCCGCCTTGCAAGACCCCGCTCAGATGCTTGAGCGCGTAAAGGCAATTGCCGAGCTTGGGGGTATGCTTGACAAGAATGGCGTATTGGATACCGAACAACTGCTCACCATTGCAGTCGGACAAATCCTGCCCGGCGCGGCAGAGAGCGTGATGATACCCAAGGAAACCGCATCACAGAAAGCGGTTGAGGAAGAGCGTCAGACAATTGCGGAGATATATGCAGGCGTACCGCCCAACGTTCGTCCGAACGATGCCCATGAGATGAAGCTCCAGGTCTTCCAACAATGGCTCGCTCAACCCGACGTCACGCAAAAGGTACAACAAGACCCTGCCCTTCAAGAGCGTATTCAGAATTATTTACAACAACGTCAGATGCAGATCCAACAAAAGCAAAACGCTGAGATTGGAAGGCTGGGAGCTACCCCCACGCAATTTGGAGAAACCCCAACCGCAGCATAAATGCCCCCCCGCAAGACCTACCACGAAATCGATCCCGAAGAAGCAATCCAAGCATTGAGCTTCTTGAAGGACGAACCGAATTTTAAGAAATACATCGAGATGCGCGAGACCATGCGCGAAGAAGTAATTCGTCAATTGCAGATCAAGGAAGTGGTGGATTCCACAAATCGTCACTACATGCTCTGTGGAAAACTCGAAGCGATAGACGAGGAACTGGATACCTTTTACAAACTCTAATCCCTTTCGACATATGGGGTAATGTCACCCCCCTGCGCGTAAGCCACACTACGCCAGGGGGGTTTTTTGTTGTCGTGTAAGGTGATTTGCCTTACAATTTGCTACACTACGCTACAACAAGCGTTGAATGATATGGAAAAAACTATCGAAGAGGTTGACTCGGTATCCTCTGAAAATGCCGTGGATGAAACGCAAAGTGAGGATGGGAACATCTCAATGGCGGAGTATGCGAGCAGTTTGCTCAAGGCTCAGTCGGACGAGGAAGAACCATCCGAACAACCCGAGGAGGAATCGGAATCCGCTGAAGAAGAAGCTGCGGAAGAAGAGGAAACCGAGGAACAGTCTGCCGAAGAACCGGACGAGGAGGATCAAACCGAGCCGCCCGCAGAACCTTCGGATGTTCTTTCTAATAAATACAATATCGACCTGGATACCTTATCCGAGGAGGAAGCAAGGGATCTCGCAAAGGCGCTCAACGCCTCTGCGGTAAAAAGATTCGGAAGGCTTACCGCTCAGAAGAAGGCGTTACTCGCGGAGAATCAGGAGCTTCAGGCGCAAGCCCAAGCTAAGGAGCAAACCGCAAGTACCGAACAACCTGACTTCCTCAAGGATAATGCATTGCACAACGTAACTGACGTCAACGGTCTGACCAAGGAAGTCGAGAACCTCACCACGCTTATCGAGTGGACTGAGGAGTCCCTCGAAAACGAGGCCGAATACGATGATGACGGTAACGAGTTCTACGCGAAGGATGGGGACAAGACCTATACGAAAGCCGATCTTCGGAGGATTCGGGCAAACGCCCGCAAGATACTTCGCAAGGACGCACCCGCGAGACAGAAATGGATCGCAGAACGTACGGAGTCCGACCAACACGCGATCAAGACCTTTGCCTTCCTCAGTGATGGGGAGAGCGAGGAGTACAAGCTGTTTATGCAAACCAAGGATAACCCGCTTTACAAACCTTTGGTCGAGCATCTGCCGAATGGGAACTTTGCCCTTGGCTTGATGATCGAAGGAATGAAAGCGATCCAAGCGCGCCAGGTCGATTCGAGTAAACCGAAACCCAAGCCCAAAGCACCCGTGGCATCTGCCGAAGCGGGGGCTGCCAAGCCCAGGACGGAAAGCTCATCGAGAAAGAAGGCTCTGCAAGCGGCTCGGACTAAGTTCGAGAAGTCAGGCAACATCGCAGACTACCAAAATTACATCAAATTGCGGGATGCCGCATAATTTCAAACACACTTAGGAGGATACTAAATTGGCACAATCAACGTCATATAATACTGCCGGAATTCGTGAGACGCTCACTGATGCGATCTCAATCTTAGAACCCGAAAACACGCCCTTCATCAGCATGATGAAGAAGGCCAAAGCAACAGGAACTTTTGTCGAAGTCCAATGCGATAAATTAACGTCACCTGACTTTTCGGGAGTTAGTGAAGGGGAAGACGTGACAAGCTTCACCAATCAAGTCGCAGACCGCGCTCGCATAGGTAATTACGTGCAGAAATTCCGCGACTCTTGGAAGGTTAGCGATATAAGTGAACTTGTTGATACAGCGGGAGTTGCGTCAGAACGAGCCAATTGCGAAAGCAAATCGGTACGTAACGTAAAACGCTCAATTGAGGCCGCATTCTGTTCATCGCAGGATCGTCAGGCAGAAGCCGGGAGTGGCACGCCTTACAAGACACGTGGGATGTTCAAGTGGCTCGGTTATGGAGGACAACCTTCCGACGTACCAAGTGATTACCAATCAGTCGCTGCGGATACCACGGGAACGCAGACCGAAGCGACCTTCAATACGGTTCTTCAGGAACTCTACGAAGCCAACGGAATGCCCGGTGGTCAGTTGACTCTGCTCGCAGGCCCAAGCCTCAAGCAAGAGATTAGCAACTTCTCGCGTGCCGTAGCCTCGGTGCAAAACACCTACAACGTCACGCAATCCGCTGACAGCAAGAAGATCACGCTCACAGTTAACGTATACGATGGAGACTTTGGATTGTGCAATATTATTCCTACATTGTGGAATTTGCGCACGTCAGGTTCTGACACCGTTGACGGTGATGCCGGACTACTGATCGATCCCGAGTACGTTGCAATGCACACGCTCAAGGCCGAATCCGCCACTCAATTGGAAGACCAAGGAGGTGGATCACGTGGGTACGTTGACGTAATTTGTGCCTTGTCTTGTTTATCGCCTATTGCGCATGGCTATTTCGACTAAGTTTTGCACAATAACACTAACCATTAAGGAGACAAAGATATGCCAGAATTATCAAATAATGAAGCAGGTCGCGGTTTTACACATATTTATACCGCGACATACGAAGACCTACAAGCGATAGGCAATGGTAGCCAAGCTACTATTGCAACCATACCCGCAGGAGGTGCAGTCGAAATGGCCGGAGTTTACGAATCCGTAGCTTTTGCCGGAACGACTTCCCTCGTCATTGACGTAGGAACAACCGGAGGAGATCCCGATGAGTTCATCGATGCTCTTGATGTGGACGCAATGTCTGCACCAGTGTTCAATACCGGAGACGCATTCACAGGTGGGCAATCGCAACCTGTCGGTGGAGCAAGCGCCGCAACTTCCGTTCTTTTGGAAGTCACTGACGCAGCTATTGCATCAGCAACCGCAGGCAAGATTGTTATCGGATTACGTATCGTTGACCTTGGTCAATTTGCTTAATTCGTCAGCCAACAAAGTTTTGTTGTTGTTCATTGGGGGAAGGTTCGTATTGCGCGAGCCTTCCCCGTGAACACGGCAAGCTCTAACAATTTAAAATTATGTCGGAGATTTTCATACCTAAGTGGAAAGACAACCAAAAGAACGGTTCGCAATTCATGAAGAATCTCGAACGACATTTGCGCTACGAGGTTGACCTCGAAAAGTACGAACATAAAAAGCGCGAAATAGAATGTGGCAAGGAGAACCAACAGGGCGGAATGCTCGAAGGGGTAGGGCAATTGAAAGCGACTATCCCCGCACGTGACTACTTTAGGTGGCAACAGTTCAAACCCGGATGTTGGGGGGACAAGCAATTTGTTGACGAGTATCTTCGCGACAACAGTGCCTGCCGTGCGAAAGCGCCTGACAAGAAGGTCTTCCAAGGAGGACTTGGACTAGCATGAGAGTAATCGCAATCAGCACGATGCGCACGAGCTTGACCCAAATGATTGGGGTAGACTCGTTATTGAGCGCTGAGACTGACGCATCGACTCGAAGCTTCAACCGATTCGGACGCTTGGCATGGGATCGCACTGCTTGGCCTTTCGTATCCCGCTTGACCCAAGTCGTGCCTGACGTACGAGTTCGCTCGATTGACGTGGGGAGTGGGGGAACTGGATACTCTTCCGCGCCAACCGTGGCAGTCGCAGGAGCGGCAACCGCCACAAGCACGATCAATAGCGATGGCGAGGTCAATGGCATTGCAGTCACTGCGAATGGGACGGGATACGTGAGCGTCCCGGCAGTCACCTTCTCGGGAGGTGGTGGGAGCGGAGCAACTGCAACTGCGAACTTGCTCGCTTACCTGGACTTCGGAACAACGATAAGCGAAGTCTTTCGCGTCACTGACAAAGACCCATATAGCTCAGGCGCGGCAAACGACATTGCATTTAAGAATACCTTCGTTACCGGTTCGAGCGAATACGGGGAAGCTATCTTGCCCAACCGCTCGGCAACAAGCCCCGTATGGGTACATTACCGAGCGCCCTTCCCATCGTATGGTGGGAGCGCAACTGACTACCCTTGGATCTTCGCAGAATATGCGGTAATCGGGGCATACAGCGACTGGTTACTCGCAGACGGGCAGACAGATCGCGCCCAAGTTGCACTCCAACAAAGTGAGCAAGTCCTGCAAGTCGAGTTGGACAAACTCGAAAGGCAAGAAGGACAGACTCAACCACTTTTAATTGAAACTTACGGAACGACAATAGCCGCTCCTGCATAACAAGGAATACATCATATGGCATCTACATCAGAATACAGAGGACTCGGTCTTAATGGCGGTCAATATATCAATTCGACCGACGTAACAACGGGCAATTGGTTTGCGATCCAAGCAACGGAAGCAACCGTGCTTGCCGCCCAGGCGAGTAACATCACCAACCTTGATGACATTTGCACCGGACAGGACGCAACCGAGCTTGCGGCAGGGATGGTACTCTACGGAAGCTTCACGAGCATCGACCTCACAAGTGGTGCGGTAATCGCATATAACGTTTAATGACCCACTCCCTCATATCGCTTGGTCTTGGACTCGGTGGCGGAAAGGCATCGACCTCCTCGGGGGGTCTGCCCGTATCGGGCGGCTTCAACATCGACGTCAGGGAAACCAAAGCGACCATTCTTGCCCGGAGCGGGGATGCCGTGGGGGTAATAGCCTATGGCACGGACACTTACGACCTGTACGTCTATGACGGTACGAGTTGGCAAACTTATCAAAACACTTAATTCATCATGGCATCCACACTCGAAACATGCGCAAATACCGCAGGACGTCCCGGTTCACCATCCGCAGGGGACACACTTTATCAGATCGATACGAAGCAGATCATTACCTGGGACGGTTCAGCTTGGCGATTGTACGATTCCGATGGCACGGCAGTCAATGATGCCGACATTACCGATCTCAGCCCGCACTTATGGCTCGATCCCATGCACTCCGCTCCATTCTTTACGGACTCGGGCAAAGGAACTGCGGTCACTGCGGATGGGAAAAGGGTAGGTTGCTTCGCAGATCGCTCGGGCAACGGGTTTGATTTCGTGCAAGGGACGGAAACCGCCAAACCAACTCTCTGTCTTGAGGCAGGCGTGGGTGCTGTACCTAGCTTGTGTTATTCTCAAAGCGACCAACTTGATTTGCTAGGAACGAGCGACTCGGATATTTCTGCGGATCAGCTCACGATCTTTTTCGTTTGGCGCTTGGCGCAGGAAGGGAGTCATTGGTTCATTCAAGGAACATCAAACTCAAACAATCCACGCATTCGCCTTAACGGAAGCGCTGATTCCTGGTACTATCAATGGTATCCTTTCGGCGCGGCTGAAGGGGATTATTCTTCAGGGGTTGATTTTTCCACCACTGCCACCGTTGGCTCGGCTTTTGCTTCCCGCCATATCTATTGCCTGAAGACCGATTTGGCAGGGGCAGACAGGACGTACACGTATAATAACGGAGGAGCAGACATTGCAGGGTCTACGACCTCCCCGGATGGTGGAAAGTTTTTGGAGGACGGGGAAACCATGAAACTGTTCTATGGGCCGTCAGATAATTACTCCCCGCATTGGCTCTTCGAGTTTTTGGTCTTCGACTCGACCTTGACCGATGCCAACGTAAACAAGGTAAACAGCTATCTTGGCAACAAGCACGGCATAACCGTGACCGACGTGAGTTGATGCTTTATTTTCACATACTTCTTGATAACGCAATATCGTTACCAACCCTTGTAATATTAAAAAGGGGGTAATTTTGTGGAAACTTACATATTCCTCGGCCTATCGGTTGCGATTAGCGTCATTGGGTTTTTCCTGAAACGGATCAAGGAGGAAGTGGATATGCAAAAAGCAAAGGCTAACAAGTTGGAGATTGGGGTTGCGAGGCACTACGAGAAAATTCGCAACTTGGAAAAACTAGCCGAAGACAGGCGCGATGACGTTAAGCGAATCTACGAGTTGATAGGAAAGAAATGAGCGAGGACGGACTTTCAGAAAACACGCAAGTCAAGGCAAACCTTGCATTCATGGCAAAAACCATCGCCTTGGTAGGAACTGCGGTTTGGGGGTACAGCGTGGTATGGAA